CCGTCACGGCCGGGGGGTTGACCGTGTCCGGGAGGACATCGTGAGTCTCGATGCCCAGAGGCTTGAGGGCCGAGGCGATGGCCTCCCGGAGTTCACGGACAGGGCTCACTGATAGACGTCGATCACGGGGAGAGCGCCCCCGAAGTGGAAGGCGAGCGACGTGCCGATCATCGACTCGACGTCAGGGTCCAGCGCGACGACGCGGACCACGCCGAGATCGCCGAACCCGGCCACCCCTTCGGGGGAGTTGCGGCGCTTGTAGATGCGCGCCGACTGCATGACGATCGCCTCGTCCACGTCAGCGGGCCAGGGGTCCGGGACCCATGACCCGAGACGCGGACCGACGTTGGCGACCACGGCGTTGAGCACGCTCGAGAGCACGCCGTCGACCACCGGGCCGCGCACCGTGATGCCCAGCCAGTTGGCCACGTCGTCGACGGTCACCGCGGTGGTCACTTCTTCGTGGCCCCCTTGCTGTGGTTGGGCGCCGGCTCGTCGTCGGCCTCCGCCTTGGCGGGCGCCTTGGCCTTGGCCTTCTGCGGGTTGATCGTGTCGGCCGGTTCGCCCGTCCAGTCGGTCGGCGGGACGGCGTCGGAGGTGAGGGCGTCGTCCTCGGAGATCACCGGCTCGGCGACCCCCTCCGACGCCGGCACCTCGTCGGTGACGAGGGCGTCATCGGGGTCGGGGACGGCCTCGGGGACGTCGGCGGGTGGCGTGTCGTTGGTGGTGAGGAAGGTCATCGGGCCTCCTAGGTGAGCGAGTTCTTGCAGAACGCGTTGGCGACGAGGATCGCGCCCACGGCATAGCCGTAGTAGGCGATGTCCCACCCGAGCACGGAGACCTCGAAGGAGCGCACTGCGCCCTTGCGGTCCTCGTACGCCTCGGCGTACTTGCTCGAGCCGACGATCAGCGTGCTGGCCGGGAGCGCCGGACCGACCACCAGGGGCAGGCCCAGGATGGAGCCCGAGAAGCTGGTGACCGTGCCCATGGAGCCCGCGGCGTTCGTCGCGCCGATCAGCGGGAAGGCCGGACGGCCATCGGTGGCCGTCATGCCGACCAGCAGCGCCCACATATCGACCGACGCCCAGATCCGGTCCGGCATGGTCGCCCCGCCGGCGTAGACCTTGGCCGCGGCCTGGGCGATGAAGGTCGCCACCTGCGCGGCGGTCGGCGCCGCTACGAGCTGCGACGTCTGGGTGACCGCGGCCAGCAGGCCCGAGACCGCGGCCTCGGTCGCGATGGCGTACTCGTCGCCCAGGTCGGAGATGACCAGGTCGAGGATCGACGGGTCGGTCCAGTCGACGTCCTGGACCGAGATGTCGAGCACGCCGCCGTAGGTGTCCTTCGTCAGCGAGATCCCGGTCACGGTCATCTTGCGCGAGGAGAGGACGGTTTTCTCCGTCGCCTGCTTACCGACCTGGGTGTGCTGGGTGATGATCGGGCGGGTGAAGGTCTTGCCCGACGCCGGCATCGGCCGCTGCGTGAAGGAAGCCCACACCGGGCGGGAGGCGTCGAGGATCGAGATGACCTCGCCCACGATCGGGGTCGGGAGGATGCCGGGGTTGTCCGACGTGAGCTGGTCGACCATGGCCCGCTGGACCTCGACGGCCCGGGCCAGACGGGCCTGGGCTTCGATGACCTTGCCGCCGAGACCGGCGCGCTGGACGTGCGAGGAGTTGGAGGCCAGCAGCACGTCGAGGGCGTAGTGGCCGGGGGTCGGGTACATGGAGCGCAGCGAGGCGGCGAGGCGCTCGGGCTGCTCGGTGCGCATGACCTGGTCGCCGGTGCCGCCCTGGGTCACGCGGGCGAGAGCGCCGGCGGTGGCCTGGAAGGACTCCTCCTGGGAGACGAGGTGTTCGATGCGCGGGCGGATGGCCTCGGCGCGCTCGAGCCACTCGTTGACGTTGGCCTCCTCGGCCTCGGTCAGGTCACGCGATTCGCTCGCGGCGGCGGTCTGGGTCGCTTCGACTTGGGAGCGGAGCTCGGCGTACTCGGTGCGCTTCTGCTCCAGCATGAGGTTGGGCACAGCAGTCTCCTGACAGCGGACGGTCGAGACGACGAGGTGTCATCTCACAAGACGGTCACGGGTTCTGGCGGGTCGGCGCCTTGCGTCGAGTGCCAGCGGAGCGAGTGATGCGGGAGCCGTGAAGCTGTGCCTTCGGGTCGCTCGTGCCGGTCATCATGGCACGGCGACTGATAGCCGTCTATCAGGCCAGCGGGGCGAGAGCCTCCAACCGGGCCTTGATGGCGTCCATGCGGGGCGTCTCGCTCTGGTCCACGATGGGGGGCGGTTCGCTGCGCAAGGCGACCAGCTGCGAGTCGTCGTACTGGGGCACGGTGGTGAAAGCGACGCCGCGCAGCGTCCCCTCGGAGCGCTCGTAGCCCCCGACGAACGGGGTCGAGCGGTAGACGCCGGCCCAGATGGACACGCCGCGGATGACCTCGTCGCGGAGGAGCTCGACCAGGTCGTCGCCGATCGAGGTACGCGAGATGCGCCCCTCCAGCATGAGCGCGTCATGGTCGTCCCACGCCCGCTGGGAGCCGCCGACGGGCAGCGCCCGCGGCGCTCCGGGTACGTCGTGCTCGTAGGTCAGGAATACCCCGGCACCGTGCCCGGCGTTGAGCATCCGCTTGAACGCGCCCGAGCGCCAGCGCTCCACGTAGGAGTTCTGGCCGTCGTCGCTCACGGTGTAGTCGCGGCCATACGTCAGGAGGCGCAGGACCACACTGCGGCCGTCGCCCTGCAGCGACACGTCGTCGACGGCCATGGGCAGGGTGCGGAAGATGGCGAGTTCGCTCACTGTGAGCCCCCCTTGATGAGTGCGAGCTGCGGCTCGCCGGTCTTGGCGTCGATGGGTGGCGCCGGCGTCCCGTCGGGTTGGAGTACGACGGGCTTCGGCGGCTCAGGCTTGTGCTGCAGCGGAGCGGGCTCGTCGGCGAGCGGATCGTCGAAGCGCGTGCGGTGTTCGAGGTCCCGCGCTTCGTTGAGGGTCTCGAGCCCGATGCGCAGCCCGATCTCGTGGGCCTGGTAGCGCTCCAGGGTCGTGCCGCGCAACATGCCGCCGTAGTCGTAGCGGACGATCGACGAGATGGGCACCCACTTGGTCAGCCCCTGCTCGACGCGAGAGGTCCACCCCGTCAGAGAGTCGCGAGCGAAGGCCGCTGATACCGACTCGACGTTGCCGTACGTCATCGCCGTCCCCGCCGGCGCGCCGATCATCATGGGGTGGACGCCGAACATCCAGCAGACCTCGGTGGCGCCGAGCTTGCGCGCCTCGATGTAGGACATATCGGTCGGGGAGAACGCGATCGGCGTGAAGGTGATCGAGCGGGGCAGCACTGCGGGCTCGCGGGTGCCGGTGAAGGCGGCCATCCAGCGGGCCTTGAGGTCGTTCGCCTGTTGCTCGCCCAGGTCGGGCCGGTCCACGGTGATCGTCCCCGAGGGCACGCCCGACGCGGCGTAGGAGCTGGTGCCGTACATCTCCATCGCGGCCAGGGTCGAGAAGCCGCGGCGGTGCGCTTCGATGATGCCGATGCCGCGCACCGACCCAGGGGGGCAGATGCCGCGGATGTGCAGCACCTCCCCGGGTCCGTACTCGGCTGTGCCGATGGAGTAGCGGGGCATCCCGCGGCGGTCGACGTCTACCCACACCTCGTCGGGGTTGAGCAGCACGAACTGTCGCGGGTAGCCGGTGGACGGATCGGGGTCAGCGGGCAGGGCGAAGGCGTCCCCGCGCAGCAGCAGCGACCAGACGACGCCGAAGTGCCAGTCGTGGTAGGCGATCATCGGCCAGGGGTCGCGCAGCACGTCAGGCGTCGGGTCCAGCCGGGCCTCGGAGCCGTCGGGCTCGAGCCGGTAGGCGTAGGTGGGCAGGTTGGCGATCGTGTCGCAGATCAGGGTGGCGCAGCGCCAGGCGGCGGGGATGCCCATGGCCGACCACTCGGTAGCCAGCGGCAGGGTCGTCTCCGCCGGCTGGGGAGTGGGGAAGAACTGCCGCAGCGAGGCGCCCCACGTCGAGACCCAGTTGCCCGGCCCGTTGAACGGGGCGAGGTTACGCGTGCTCCGAAGCCCGAGCATCGGCGTCCCCTTCCGTGGCCCGCAGCTGCTGGCGTTCCATGAGCAGACCGAACAGGAACAGGGCCACGCCCGCCCAAAGCCAGGCGAGGAAGGGCGCCACCAGCCAGAGGCCGACGCCCACGAATACGAGCCCCAGAAGCTGTGTGGCCGCCGCGGCGGCGGTCATCGGGTGAGGAGGCTACCCGGACGGGTGACCCGGGGCGATCCCAAGTGCGTCGAAGCGTGCCTGAC